ATGAGCATCACTTACAGAACCAACGGAGTTATGACCACCGCCTCCATGACCGAATGGTACTTCGGTAAGAAGTTCGTTTCCAACGCCACCAGAACCGCCAAAGCTGCGTTTGTCAAGGACGGCAAGCACAGCATGAAGTTTTGGCAGAATGGCACCGGCTATCTGACCGTCGAAATTCAGTAATGGAGGTGACGGCAATGAGCATGATCAAGAATCAGAACTTCGGCATTGAAATCGAGCTGACCGGTATTACCAGAGAGAACGCCGCCAAGGTGATTGCCAGTTACTACGGCACGACCACTCGCTACATCGGAACCTATTACCAAACCTACGGTGCCACTGACCGGAAGGGGCGCACCTGGAAGGCAATGAGTGATGGTAGCATCCGCACACAGGTCAAGCGTGACGGAAGAATCGTAGACACCAACAACGGTTCCTATTCCTGCGAAGTTGTCTCCCCCATCCTGCAATATGAGGATATCGAAGATCTCCAGAACATCGTCCGTGCGCTGGTCAAGGCTGGTGCCATGGCGAACTCATCTTGCGGCATCCATGTCCATGTGGATGGTGCCAATCATACACCCGAGAGCCTAACTCGACTGTTGAACCTCGCAACCGGCAGACAGGATCTGTTCTATGAAGCCCTCCAGATTGGTAACCGAGCGAATCGTTGGTGCCACAAGATTTCTCCCGAGCTGTTCAAGGCGATGAAGAACGGAGGAAAGGACAGCCGTCAGGCAGCTGAGCGTACATGGTATAGCACCGCAAACGATGGCTACACTGGCCGAATCGACCACGATCACTATAACTCAACCCGTTATCACGGGATCAACCTTCACGCATTTTTCACCAAGGGTACAGTTGAATTTCGACTGTTCAATGGAACGACCCACGCAGGCAAGATTAAATCCTACATTCAGTTCTGCCTTGCAATGTCTGCCTGGTCAATCGAGAGCAACGACAACCGCAAATATTTCAAGGACTGCTCCGGTTATACCCAGGAACAAAAAGCCGCTCTGATGACCCGTGTGCTGGTCAACAGACTGGGTATGAGC